GGATGGCGGATTTCTGGTGACCCCGGAAACCGAACGCCAGATTGACAGGCTGCTGTCGGTGGCGTCACCCATCCGTTCCATTGCCACAGTGCAGAAGATCAGCGGCAATGTGTATAAAAAGCCGTTTGCCACAACAAGCGCCAGCACCGGCTGGGTGGGGGAAACCGCGGCACGGCCGCAAACCACCACGCCTACGCTGGTGGAGCTGAGTTTTCCGGCAATGGAAATTTATGCGATGCCGTCAGCAACGCAGACCATTCTGGATGACACGGCGGTGGATACCGAAGCCTGGCTGGCGGATGAAGTGCAGATCATTTTTGCCGAGCAGGAAAGTCTGGCCTTTGTCAGCGGCGATGGCGTGAACAAGCCCAAGGGGTTTTTGTCTTACACCAATGTGGCGAATGCGTCCTGGACATGGGGCAATATCGGCTATCTGGCGACGGGCGTTGCGGGGGCCTTTGCCGCCAGCAATCCGAGCGATGTGCTGGTCAATCTGATCTACACGCTGAAACAGGGCTACCGGTCGAACGCCAACTGGGTGCTGAACCGCAATGTGCAGGCCGATATCCGCAAGTTCAAGGATGCCAACGGCATGTATCTGTGGCAGCCATCCGTTGTGGCGGGACAGCCTTCAACCCTGATGGGCTATCCGGTAACGGAATCAGAAGATATGCCAAGCCTTGCCGCCAATAGTTTCAGTATTGCGTTTGGCGATTTCAAACGCGGCTATCTGATCGTGGACAGGCTGGGCATCCGGGTGCTGCGTGATCCGTACACGGCCAAACCTTATGTGCTGTTTTACACCACCAAGCGGGTGGGCGGCGGCGTGCAGAATTTCGAGGCGATCAAGCTGCTGAAATTCGGCGTGTCGTAAAATCAGTTTCCATAGATGACTGCCGGGGGCGGAATGAAAATTCCGCCCTTTTTTTTGAGAATATCCAAGTGAGGAAGCAGCATGGCCTGGGGAACGAAACAAAGTTTTACGGATCAGACGTTGATCAACAACACGGCCGAGAAATATCTGGCGGCGGTGTCGCTTAACCCGCGCGAACTGTGCCATGTGCAATTAAAGCTGGATAATGAACATGCCTCGGCGGTGACGGACAGTTTGCAGGTGTCAGTTTACACGACCCTGGATACGGCCAGTGAGGTCTGGGATGTTTTTCCATTCATGCAATTCACGATCAGGCCCGCCACCATCAATGCGGAATATTTCTCCTTCACCGTGCTTGGCGTGCGCAAATTCCGCATTGGCGGATTGAGCACCGGCGCCACCAACACCTACACGATGGGCGGGGCCTATATGCTGGATGGGGTGAATGCGTGATGCCGGATCCGGCGCGTAAAGGAGAACTGGCATGAATAGTTCAGGATTAAATTTATCGCATTTGTTTTGCGTGATTTGTCTTGTGTGCGCGGCCTGTGGCACAGCCAATCCGGGCCCGGTGTCCGGTTGCGCGGGGACCAATGCGGCGTCCCTGGCCTATGATGCGCATAGCGGACAGGTTGAAGCGGCATTGTGCGGCGGCAAGGAGAATGATTCTGTAAGGCTTTCCGGGAAGACCCCGGGCGGGCTTGAATTCAGTTATGAGGCGCAGGGCGCAACCGCATTTTCCGGACAGCAGATCCAGGCTGAACTGAAACAAGCGCTTACCAAAGAGCGGCAAGAAACCATCCGTGAGCTGATCGGTATTATTAAAACAGGCGTCCCGCGCCTGTCCCCTGTTCCCCGGTAAAGGCCCGCACATCAGATGCAAGAAAAACCGCCACGCTGGAACGTTTCGCCCGCGCTGATTGCGCCCAATGCGCGCAGACTTTGGAATGGGCTGGCTTTCATCGCGCCATTATGGCCGGACGCGGGTAAAGGCGCGCTGCTGGGGCCGCATGCGCAGCCATTGGCTGGCGCAAATCTGGTTGCGGGGTCAACCCTGCAATGGCGCGGCACGCCATACGGGGCGGGCGCTGGTATTTCGGGTGCTTCCAATCTTTTATTTCAGGATAATTTTGCGCCCATAACAACATCAGATGGCGCAGGGACAGGCGATTTTACACTTGTCCAATTGGCAAACCCGCCAGCCGAAGCCGCAGTGACAATTGGTGTTGCGCAAGCTGTAACAGGAGGCAATCCGCGAACCGACTTTTTTTTCAACGCCAGCGGCGCTGCTGCGTCTTCGGGTTCTTTCGAATTCTGGGTTACGGGGACAGGGCTGGCGGTAGCCGGCGCGATTGATGGAAAGTTTCATTTGTTCGCCGCCCGCCGGGGGACTGCCCGGGAGGTCTGGATAGATGGCGCAAGAAGGGCAACCGGTGCGGGTGTGGGCCAGGATATCTGGGATGCAACATCCGGTTTCGCCCTTGGCAGCCGCGCAGAATCAACCGCGAACAGAATCAATATTGCGACAACAATAGTTTTTACCGCCGGATGGAACCGGGCGCTGACAGATGCGGAAATGCGGATGCTGGCGCGCGATCCGTTCTGTATGTTCCGGCCGCGGGCGGAATGGCGCGGCGTGTGGACGCCGGCCGGCGGGAACGTCACGCTTAATCCAAGCGATGTTCTGGACGGCATTTCGCTGGCGCAGCCGGTACTTTTGCAGGCGCATAGTCTGAACGTTCAGGATGCGCTGCTGGCCACAGGTTTTGAAACCCCGGCCCTGAATGGGTCTGCGGCGCTAAACCCGTCCCGGATTTTTCTGGCTGCAAGCCTTGAGGGCGCGGCGCTTGTGCAGACGCATCAGTTTTCACCGCTTGAAATGAATTTTGCATTTCCATTTGACGCCGCAATGCCAGGGTCACAATCGCAAAATGCACCTGGGTTCAGAACCGGCGCCATCGCCGCGCAGCCGCGCACCGGCAGCATAACCGGCAATCAAAGGATTGCCCCGATAGGCGCGGGCAACAGAAGCAATATCATCAAGGAGTAGAGAATGGCCAAGACAGTCGATGACGTTGTGCTGGATGCGGCACTGAATCATATCAAGACAACGGCGGATAAATTGGTGGTGTGCATTGGCGCGCCCGTAAGTTACGCCGAGGCCAACACCAATTCGCCCAGCGGCAAGCGCTGCGGGCAGCGCGCAATTACATCGGCGAATTTTACCGGCCCGGTCAATGGCGATGTGTCCGGGCGCAAGCTGACGGTCAATCAGCAGACCGGCATTACGGTGGATGTCACCGGCACAGCCGATCATGTGGCGCTGGTGGATGATACCGCGAGCGTTCTGCTGGCGGTGACAAGCCTGAGCGCGTCACAGGCGGTGACAGCGGGAAACAGCATGACGGTGAATGCGTTTGATCTTGAAATCGCCGATCCAACATAAGGAGTGCGGATATGCAGGTCTATGTCAAGGATCCCGGCGCCATACTGGATTACACCATCAATTGGGGCGGCGGTTATCTGCAAAACGGGGAAACGCTGAGCAGCAGCATCTGGACGATTTTTCCGGCCGATATGACGCAAAGTTCGGCCAGTTATACCGCCAGCACAGCCAGCATTACCGTATCAGGCGGAACGGCAGGTCAGATTTACCAGCTTACAAACCGCATCACGACATCGCAGGGGCGCACCGACGAGCGTTCCATCACCGTCAGAGTGGAGCAGAGATAATGATCCGTGAACGGTTGAGTTTGCTGAGCGCGCCGGGAGTTGAACCGGTCAGCGAAGCAGAGGCGCTGGCGCATGCGCGCATCGGCAGCGATGAGGAGCTGTCCCTGCTGCACGGGCATTTGCGCAGCGCCAGGCATATGGTGGAAAACTGGACCGGGCGGTCCCTGATCAGTCAGGGCTGGCGCTGGATGCTGGATGGCTGGACCGGCGCTGTGTCACAGGACTGGTGGGATGGGGTGCGTGCAGGCCCAATTTCAGCGGGCAAGGCGCGATATATCGAACTGCCTAAGGCGCCGCTGATTTCGGTAACGGCGGTGACGCTGTTTAACGATGCCGATCAGGGGCTAAGCTGGCCAGCCGCCAATTATTTTGTGGATAGCGCGAGTGCGCCGGGCCGGCTGGTATTGCGCAATGCCGCCAGCGCGCCTTCGCCGCAACGCGCCGCCAGCGGATTACAGATTGATTTCACCTGCGGCTATGGCCCGGCGCCAGGCGATGTGCCCGCACCGCTGCGCCAGGCGGTGCTGATGCTGATGGCGCATTATTTTGAAAACCGGGAAGTTCTGCAAAGCAGCCCGGCATCGCCAATATTGCCAATGGGGGTGCAAGCCCTGCTGGCGCCCTACAGAATTATGAGGTTGTGAGATGATTGGCGGTTTGCGGCAGCGCGTGACCCTGCAACGGCGCAGTGACGTGGCGGACACTGGCGGGGGCAGCACGCTGATCTGGAGCGATGTCGCGCAGCTATGGGCAAAGGTGACACCGCTTCAGGGTGGTGAGAATGTTCAGGCCATGCGGCTGCAACCTGTACAGGAATATCGGGTTGAACTGCGCCATCGCGCAGATGTCACCCCGGCGGAGCGGTTTTTATTTGGGGCGCGCGTGCTGAATATCCGCAGCGTCATAAATGTGAATGAACGCGGCGCCTGGCTTGAGTGCCGCTGCGAAGAGGGTGTGGCCGGGTAAGCGCTTCGATCACTTTCAAAAATTCTGACATGAGAGGTATGCCATGACTGCGGCAGGATGGGAACTGCAACAGGCGATCTTTGCGCGCCTGGATTTAATTCTGGCCGAAACGGTCTATGACCATGTGCCGCAGAATGCGCCGTTTCCCTATGTGGTGGTTGGCGATACCACGGCAACAGCCTGGGGCGCGGGCGATCTGAATGGCGAGAGCCATGCGCTGAGCATTCATATCTGGTCGCGTTATCAGGGGCGCAAGGAAATGAAACAGATTATGGCGGCGGTTCTAGGCGCGCTGAATGGCGTGACGCTTAGCCTGAGCGGGCATCATCTGGTGGATCTGCGGTTTGTATTCGCCGATGAATTTCCCGATCCCGATGGCGTATCGCGGCATGGGCTGGTGCGGTTCCGCGCCGTCACCCATCCGGTTTGATTTCAACCCAAAACAAAGGAGGCGGGCATGGCCGCACAAAAAGGACGCGATCTGCTGTTGAAAGCGGACAGTACCGGCGCTGGAATATTTGTGACAGTGGCGGGATTGCGCAATCGCAGCCTGTCGCTGAACGCGCGTCCGGTGGATATCACCAATGCCGACAGCGTTAATGGCTGGCGCGAAATTCTGGAAGGCGGCGGTGTCAAATCCGCGTCATTAAGCGGCACAGGCGTGTTTCGCGATGATGCGGCGGATGAAACCGTGCGTTGAATTTTCTTTAATGGCAGCATTCGCAACTGGCAGCTGATTGTACCCAGTTTCGGCATTATTCAGGGTGCGTTTCAGATTACGGCGCTGGAATATTCCGGTGAGTATGACGGCGAAGTGACCTATTCGCTGGCGCTGGAAAGTGCCGGCATACTCAGTTTCACGGTGATCTGATCATGACCAACAGGCATCGCGGTGAGATCACGGCAAGACTGGACGGCAGGGCGTATACATTGTGCCTGACGCTTGGCGCGCTGGCGGAACTGGAGGCGCAGCTGGAGGGTGAGGATATTCTGGCCCTGGCGCAGCGTTTCGAAAGCGGGCGTATCACGGCGCGCGAAGCGATTTATGTCATTGGCGCGGGTTTGCGCGGTGCGGGAAACGATATCAGCGATGAGGCCGTAGCCCGCATGCAGGCCGATGGCGGCGTGCCCGGATATCTGACGCTGGTGATCAATTTATTGCAGGCGGCTTTTGGCGTGGAGGTTGACGCGGATGGGCCGGGGCCCAAAAAGCAGGAGGCTGCGAACAGCCCTTTCCCTGGCGGCGCCTGATGGGGCTGGCCTTCGGGCAGCTGCGTCTGGCGCCGGATCATTTCTGGCGCATGAGCCCGTGCGAATTACAGGCGGCACTGGACGGATATTATGGCAGCGGGAGGTGCGGAGCGATGCCGCAGGCGTTAAACCGCAGCGAATTTGATGCGCTATGCGCGCAGTTTCCAGATCAAGGAATATAGAATGGCGATCAGCGATGAAACCGGCCAAACGGAGGGCGCAATAATTCCGTCTACGGATCAGCAATTGCAGAAATTGAGCGAGCTGCGGCTGCGCACGCGCGAATATAGTCAGGATCTGCGCGCCCTGGCCAGCGCCGGACGCGACGCCGGAGACATATTGGTGCGCGCCTTTTCGGGCGCGGCAACGCGCGGACGCGATCTGTCCGACAGTTTTAAGTCGGTCATTCTGTCATT